TTGACGGCGGTTAAAAGCAATGCGCTGAAACGCATTGATGACTTTCATAGCGAGGTGATTTCTAGGCTGGTCGGCAGCCCCACGCAAGTCGAAAAAGACACCTGGGCGCTGAAACTTGAGGTGGCCAACGCGATCACCGGCAAGACCGCAGTCAGCGCCACAGGCCAGGCGTTCCTCGCCAGCGCTGGTATCGACACAGCCGCCGCAAAGTCAGCCTGGGCCGCATCGGTACTGGCCAAGTCGGCCGCTTATGCCCAGGTCGTTGGGCTGGCCGAGCGACTGCGCGATACAGCACGCACGGCGGTCAAATCAGCGACCGATGAAGCGACCCTCACTGCCGCACTCGATGCGCAACGCGCCGCCGCTGACGCCGCTGTGGCCAGCTTGATGAAGGCATCCTGACCCGCCCGCAGTGTTTGTGTTGTCGCCCCCCGGGCCACAACACAAACGCCGTGACTCTCGCGCGCGCGTGGATCAACATTGCATCCATGCCTGCCACACCCATTCACAGCTACGCCGCTTTGCGCCAGTCCGTGCGCGATGGTGACACCATCGCTGTGCTGGCCCGTGGGGTTTATGGCGCAGCGCTCAAGCTGGCGGCCATGGGGCCTTATGGTCATGTGGGCATGGTGCGCAGCGTCAGCATTGACGGCATCACCCGCATCATGGTGGTCGAAGAAAACCCCGGCGGCGGCTGCTACACCCCCCTCAGCCACTACGCCCACACCCCGCTCAACATCTACAGCGCCCCGCAGGGCATCGACGGCCGCAAAGCCAGTGGCCGCGCCGTGCAGCTGCTGGACGGCCTGGCCGAATACGACTGGGCCGACATCTGGCGCCTGGCCCGCTGGGGGGCATTGCGCGCACTGGCCCGCGTGTTTGAAGACCGCCTACCCGAGCCTGCCGAAACCGAAATCAACCAAGGCACGCGAGGCGTCATTTGCAGCGCCCTGGTCACCGCCGCCTATGCCGAAATGGGCTGGCAGCCCAGCGGCAGTTGCGCATGGCCCAGCGCCCTGTGCATGAACCTGGGCGCCCCCCGCCTGAACTACCGCCCCCAAGCGGACAACACCCATCCCACCTCAAACCAACCCACCCACCAGGAGCCCCCACATGCCAGCTGATTACCACCACGGCGTACGCGTCCAAGAACTGTCCAACGGCACGCGCCCCATCCGCGTCATCTCCACAGGCGTCATCGGCATCGTCTGCACCGCGCAAGACGCCGCCGCCGCCGCCTTCCCGCTCGACACCCCCGTGCTCATCACCGATGTCATGGCCGCCATCGGCAAAGCGGGCGTGCAAGGCACCCTGGCCGTCACACTTGACGGCATTGCCGACCAAGGCGCACCCGCCATCGTGGCCGTGCGCGTGGCCGAAGGCGCTGACGCCGCCGCGACCAAGAGCAACATCATTGGCACAGTCACCGCCCAGGGCAAGATGACCGGCCTCAATGCCCTGCTGGCCGCCAAGGCACAGCTTGGCGTCACCCCCCGCATCCTGGGCGTGCCCGGTCTGGACGACAAAGACGTGGCCAGCGCCCTCATTGCCATCGCTCAAAAGCTGCGCGCCTTTGCTTACATCAGCGCATTCGGCTGCGAAACCAAAGAAGCCGCTGTGATCTACCAAAAGAACTTCGGCGCCCGTGAAGCCATGGTCATCTGGCCCGACTTCACCACCTGGGACACCGCCACCAACAGCACCAAAACCGTGCCCGCCGTGGCCCGCGCCCTGGGCCTGCGCGCCAAGATTGACGAAGAAGTGGGCTGGCACAAAACCCTGTCCAACATCGACATCAACGGCGTCAGCGGCCTCAGCAAAGACGTGTACTGGGATCTGCAAAACCCCGCCACCGACGCGGGCCACCTCAACAGCAACAACGTCACCACGCTCATTCGTCAAAAGGGTTTCCGCTTCTGGGGCAGCCGCACCTGCAGCGCCGACCCGCTGTTCGCGTTCGAGAACTACACCCGCACCGCGCAAGTCATTGCCGACACCATGGCCGAGGGGCACTTCTGGGCCATCGACAAACCCCTGCACCCCACCCTGGTCAAAGACATCCTGGAAGGCATCAACGCCAAATTCCGTGAGCTGAAGGCCAATGGATACATCATCGACGGCCAAGCCTGGTACGACGAAAACGCCAACAGCAAAGACACGCTGAAAGACGGCAAGTTGTATCTGGACTACGACTACACCCCAGTGCCACCGCTGGAAAACCTGCAATTCCGGCAGCGCATCACAGACCGCTACCTGGTGGACTTTGCAGCCGCCATCAACGCCTAACCCGGCGCCACACCCTAAGAACCCCAACCGCCTGCCCCGCCACCCCTGGGCAGGCACCCCAAACCACCACCGCACAGGAGCCCCACCATGGCCATGCCCCGCGTCCTCAAAAACTTCAACGTCTTCAATGACGGCCAGACCTACATCGGCGTTGTTGAAAAAATCAAACTCCCCGACCTCAAGCGCAAGATGGAAGACCTGCGCGCGGGCGGCATGAACGGCCCGGTCAAGATCGACATGGGCAACGACGGCCTCAGCGTTGACCACGAATACGCTGGTTTCGTCAGCCAAGTCTTCCAGCAGTGGGCCATCACCAAGATCGACGGCGTGATGCTGCGCTTCGCTGGTGCCGCTCAACAAGACGACACCGGAGCCACCACCGCCATCGAAGTTGTCATGCGCGGCCGCCACGAAGAAATCAACCCCGGCGAGGCCGAGGCTGGCAAGAAAGCCAGCTTCAAAGTCAAGAGCGCGTTGACCTACTTCAAGTACAGCGAAAACGGCAACACCCTGGTCGAAATCGATCTGGTCAACATGGTCGAAATCGTCAACGGCGTTGACCGCCTGGCCGAGCAACGCAAAGCCATCGGCATGGCCTGACCCACCACCGCCCACCACCGCCCACCACTGGCCACCCGGCCAGCCTGCTCAAAAGCCCACGGCCTCAAACCCGTGGGCTTTTTGTTGTCACCCCTACGGCCACAACCAAAACGGGGTGACGCGCGCGCGCGTGACGGGCAACATGGGCACCTGATCAAAACACCACAACCAGCACAGGCCACCCCATGACCCCCACCACCGAAACCATCACCCTCGACAGCCCCATCCAGCGCGGCGACCAGCAAGTGACCGCCGTCACCCTGCGCAAACCCATGGCGGGCGAGCTGCGTGGCGTCAACCTCATGGCCATCATGCAAATGGACGTGACCGCTGCCATCACCCTGCTGCCCCGCATCACCGCACCAGCCCTCACCACCCAAGAAATCGAGCGCATGGACCCGGCAGACCTGCTGCAACTCACCAGCACGGTGACTGGTTTTTTGCTGCCCAAGTCGGCGAACACGGCATCCCCGAACGCGTCGAGCACGCCTTTGCCGACATTGCAGTGATCTTTCACTGGCCACCGTCAGCCATGGACAGCATGAGCCTGCCTGAGCTGATGGACTGGCGAGAACAAGCCCGCCAGCGATCGGGCAGCAACGACGACGAATAACCCCCTGAACAGACCCGCACCATGGCCGACACCAAACTCAAACTCGAAGTGATCATGGCGGCTGTGGACCGCATCACCCGGCCACTCAAAGCCGTCATGGACGGATCGCGCCAAACCAGCGGCGAGGTCAAGGCGCTGCGCGACAAGATCAAGGGCCTGAACGACCAAGCGGGCCAAATCGAATCGTTCCGAAAACTGCAAGGCCAAACCGCCGTGGTAGGTCACAACATAGCCGCAGCGCAAGACAAAGTGCGCCAGCTGGCCCAGCAGCTGCAAGCCACCGAAGCCCCCACCAAGGCCATGACCAAGGCCTTTGAAGCGGCCAAACGCGAAGCCAGCCAGCTCAGCACCCAGCACAGCGAAATGACCCAGCGCGTGCAACGCCAGCGGGACGCCCTGAACGCCGCAGGCCTGGCCACCACCGCCCTGGCTGGCCACCAACGCCGCCTGAAGGCCGAAGTGCAAAGCACCACCAGCGCGCTCGATGCCGAGCAAAAGAAGCTGGAGGTCATCAACCAGCGGGCAAAG